AAACTGTGTCCGGTTATTTCCTTATGCTATAAAAAATTAACCCCACCCCCATTAATTTTATACCAACCGAACGGTCGGTTACAAGAAGGGAAGGACATGCACACAGAAGATGTATATCAATGCGACAACCCCCACTATAGAAGTGAGGGTAGATATTAATTTAACAAGCATTTTGATTAAGAATTTCATTTGCATACTCCATACTCTGCCCAGTGCTTAGGCTCGAGAACCTTAAACGCACAGAGATTGTAGTCATGAGAGAAATAAGGACATTCTTGACAATCACAAGCTTTGCAAGTCTTCTCTATATCAGCTATCCTTGTCTTCATCTGTATGTTCCTTCTCTTATTTCAACTGTTACTGTTACTTTCATCTTCAATCCTCTTAAGCTGTCTCTCGAGTTTCTGATGTTGAAGGTTATCAACATCAGCATAGATACCACAGAGATACTTAATCTGGTCTGTCATGAGTTCTACATCAGCTATCTCTTCTTTGAGATTCTCAAGCTTCCCATTTCTTAGAGCATGATTACAAGCAACAGCAAGCTCACAGCATTCCTCAATTAACTGTCTTAGCTGGGCTTCTTTTCCATAATGATTAGCTATATCCCAGACCTTCATTTTTCTCTTAATAATGTCTGATAAATCTTTCACATTGTAGAAAGCTTCATTGCCCATGATTTCCATCTCTGTGAGTTTTTTTTCTTTTAGATCATTAGCTACTTTCTCTTTAATAGCTTTGACTTGATCTTCACATTTCCATGCTCTTGCAAGTCTTGAAAACTGTATTTCTGTGAGGGCTAAATCTCTTATCTCACTCTCTGATGGTCTGGCATTTTCAACTTCAAGAGCTTTTCCATAATTGGCAAGTCTGACTTTGCTCTCAAAGAGCTTTCTGTATTCTCTGTAGAAAATCTCTTCATTCTTCTTTCCATCCATGGATTCTTTCTTGAGAATGATTAAAGAGAAAGCACCTTCTTTATATGAATCAGAATCAACGATAAAAGGAAATAACTCATCTGGTTTAATCTCAATTAAGATTCCACAGTCATAATCCTTGTTTGCATCATTAATTATATCTCTTGAGCTCATTCCATAATAAACTTCTTCACCAATAGCTCCTACTAATCTGGGGTCCTGTGGGTCGATTATGATATCGTAATATGTGTATTTATCCATTGTTCTTCTCCTCATCTTTTTTTGTATCTTCGATTTCTAAGCTTAGCCTCATCTTTTTTAGACACCATGAAACTCTGTCTATTACTCTGAAAAAAATTATAAGCTCATCTCTAACAGATTGAGGTACAGATTCATTGGTTCTTATTCTTGTGAAATTATCAGAAATATCATCAAGCTTAAGAAGAGCATCGTAAACCATGCTATATAGCTCTTCATTAGAGATAATCTTCTTTTCCTCATGCTCCTTTATTTTTCTGTCTTTCCAGTCCATAAACTCATATGGGCATTGCCAGATTCTTGGATGCTGTGAGCCATAGATCTCACAATCTCTGTCTTCTGGATTCCAAGTTGGACATGTATTGCTGCATCGATATTTCTTAGACTTATACTCAGCTTTAAACTCTTCATAGAGAGATTGCTGCCTTTTCTCTTCTTCTTCAAACTTTTCCTTTAGTTGATAGACTATTCCTGCAACATCTATTGATGCCTCACTCTTTACAACAAGATTATAGAGTCCATCTAAGTCTTCTTTTAAACAATTTAAATTCACATTAAACTTCATCTCTTTTCCTCTCCAAGTTTTTCACTCTTTCTCTAAAACTCTCCAGTTCTCTAAAGGTCCTATCTTCTATGCCCTTCGACTGCTCTCTCAATTCCTTGAGCATGCTAACAAGCACAATGTTGCTTATAGCTAATGCAAAAATGAGAGCACAGAGAACTATCAATGTTAATTCTGTCATTCTTCTTTTCCTCCTGTTAATAAATTCTTTGCTACAAAGTAATTATCTCTGTTTTCTTTGTCTTCTCTATAGCTTTTTTTGGTATTGCATCTGAAACAAAGTGCTTGATAATGGCTTTCGTCGTAATCAAAAGAGCCAAGAGCATCTAGCATGACATCAGCTGGCACATCTTTATGATCGCAAACTCTTGCAGGTGCCCCGCACATCACACAGATAGGATGTTTTTCAATGTAAGCTTTTGCAAACTTATGCCAGTTTGCATCGTATCCTCTCTTGTGAGCCGGAGTTCGAGTTCTTTCTTTCTCCCTCTTAGCTTTTTCTTTTTCGTACTCCGGATGCTTAGCTCTCCATTTTGCATTACAACTGTCACAATAGCCATTCTTGTTAGTGTGGAGGTTAGGACATCCCCACTGTTTACATCTCTTCTTTCTTGTGCTTATCATCTTTTTCATCGTCCTCTATTTCATACTCTTCTACATCCCATTTCTGACATGCATAATCGACATAGATAGGAGGGTCACTGCCAACAATCAATCCACTCTCACTGTCTAATGCTGCTTGTACTGTTTTTCGATTAAAGCCGAGCATATGGGATGCTTGGACAACACTTTCAAAAAAATCATTCTTTCCTGTCAAATGGATTGCTATGATAGCAGTTGATACTCCCTTCATTCTCTTCTATCTCCTTTTTTCGATTGCTCTAAATAAGCCGACAATTCTTAGATTCTCTAAGCTTCCTAAAGCACCTCTAATAAGCTTGAGAGCATATTGTTCATGTTCTCTAAAGCCGATACTGTATTTAATGTGATACGAACATTTACCACTCCTGTTATTGTCAGCTTTCCAGTAGCAAACATAGGTATTGGGCACAACTTTTCTTTCAGTTGGGAGGGACTTAGCAAGGTCGATTACAAGCTCATCCGCATTTTTGTACATCAGAAAAACTTCCTCATCTTTCTTTCTCAGAGTAGGGAAATTTCTTCTGTAGGCTTCAAGAGTTTGAATGTAATTGAAGCCGTTTTTCTTGAGTCGTGAGATATATTCCTTCTCAGCATTTGACCATCTTGCCATTTTTGTTTTCCCTTCCTTCTCTGAGTCTCTTAAGCTCTTCTTTTTTCTGCATTCTTTCTCTTTGGCTAAACTGTAGAGAGGAGCTCTCATAATGCAATCTGATTTCTTTCCAACTTTCAAATTTACTCATGCTTGTCTCCTATCCTTGGCATTAACCCAGTAATAAGCCCCATTGTCTGTTTTACCTGTGAGCCTTGATATAACAGCATCACCGAGAGTGTTTCTTGCTGTTGTAATATCGCCATTCCCGACTAAGACTGTCTGTAGTTTGTTGTCATATCTCTTACCGATTATGTGATTAAAGAGCTCATAATCAGATGGAGATGATTTGCATTTGTCATACTCATCGACAAACAGAATTCGAGGAGCTTCTCCAAACTTCTCTGTTGCATACAGGATCCAGTCAGTAGCAGAGGAATTGGATCTAACCGAGGAAATGAGCTCAGATAGAGTCATAACAACAACATCACCAAGTTTGTTTTTCTTAGCCAATTCCTTACCCAGAGCCCAGAGCATGTGAGTTTTTCCACTTCCTGTAGTGCCAGATAATAGACAACTACCACCTTCCAAGATATGATTGATAACTGGAGAGGATGAGTTGAAATCGGACAATTGAGCATTCTTGTATCTCTCTGGTACAGTGTCCAAGAAATACTCATAAGCAAGTTCTGATGCACTCTTCTCTCCATGCATGAGAGCATATTCTTGTGCTTGTCTTCTCTTTTCTCTTGCATCATTAAGAGCAACTCCTTGAAAGATGAGTTTATCTTGCTCTTCTTTGCCAAGCTTACTAAATTCAGCTTCAGAGATTCCGAGCTCTCTTTTAACAAAGCCGATTCTTATCTTTCTTGTTAAATCGGCTTTAGCTTTATGCCAATCAATTGATTCATTCTTGGTTGCAAATAATGCTGCTATGTAATCGACTGTATTCATCATAATCCTGCATCTTCTCCTTCAATGATTTTGTCTTCTAGTGGTGGTCTTCTACTGTCTCTTCTTTGTTCTATGGCTGAGGCTGTGTCTATCTGCCTGTAGAGCTTAGATCTAGATATCCACTTGGTGAGAGCTACTTGCCAAGAGGTAGCCGAGCACTGATGCTCATCATAGTAAGCACAACAAGAGATAGCTTCACTTCTCACATCAACTGTGCCATTGTACATCCTCTGAAAATCCCTGATATCTTCCTCTGTGATGTAGTAGGTTTGATTCTTAAGCTTAATTCTTAGAGGTTGCGGCTGTTCTTTTTCTTTAACAGCTTCAGCTGTTATTTCTTTTTCTATACTCTTACCTATACTAACCTTACCTATACTATCTCTATCCTTACCTGTGTATCCATTTGGTATCCATTTAGTATCCATTTGGTATCCATTTGGTATACCGGTATCATTTGAGAGTTCATATTCTTTTTTTTCATCCAAATTCAGCTTTGATTTTTCATCAATGAATATGGTCTCTTTATATCTGTCATTTCTGAGATAGTTGTTTATTCTCCAATGCTTGATTACAACAACACCGGAGTCAAAAGGAATGACGAATTTCTTAGCTATTAGAATCTGTAAATCGTCATTACTTGCTCCGGTCATTCTCATGACCTTTTTGGGGGTAATAAAGCCATCATCATCAGCTCTCATTGAGAGATCGTAGTAGAGTAGTCTTGCTGACTGTGGCATATCTAAGAACATGTCACAGTCGATTACGGTCTTAGCAAACATCCTTCTCTCTGCCATCCTTACATCTCCCTTACATAGCAAGCTACATAGTCTGTATCTGCATAGATTTTTGAGACAGACAAAATAGTTACATTTTTGTCGTCCTCTATAATTGCCCCACTCACAAGAGCATCTAGCCAGAGCTTGGCAACATTGTCTATATCAGGCTTTACAAGAGGTCTCTTTAGACCGTCATTGATAGCCTGTAAATCCCTTTTTAAAGTCGATTTTGGGGGCTTTATAGCTACAACAAGCCTTATATTATAACCGAGCTCATTAGCTCTTAAAGGCAGTTCTAAGCCCTTAAGCTCTGCATCTCTTCTAGCAAGAGTGATGATCTTCATCTTCTCTTCTTTGTTCTGCGGGGCGTCAAAATGGCGTGCACCATTTTGCCCACTTCTTGCCCATCCTTTAGGCTTCTCATTTAAACAAATAAATACTTCTTTCATTCTTTTTCTCTCCTATATAAAAGTCATCTGAGAGCCTGTTTTCATGGTGGGGGGAAAACAAGGCTAAGAGAGGCTCTCAGACAACTAAAATCCTAAAAAATAACTGTTTCCTCGGTCCCTTCTTGTACTTCTGTAACTGGAGTTTCAGAAGGAGTTCCAAAGAAATCTTCTGGAGATGCTACACCATCTCTAAGTGATACATATTTCCTTTTCAAATCGAGATATTGTGTCTGTGTAATTGCCTCTAATTTTCTTTGAATTAGAGTCTCTATCTGTGCTTTAGTAACACCAAATGTACCAAAGCAAACAACAAGATTCTCAAGCTTCTCTGGAGTGATTTCGACATTCTTTGCTAATGTCTTTGTACACTCAGACATAGCTAACTCTTGCAAATCGCTTGGAATAATCTCAAGAATACAAGCTCTAAGCTTTCTTGATGCTTGGCTTGCTACTGTCTCATATATCTCTCTTGGATCAGTGAGAATATAAGAGCCTTTTTTGGTATATCTGAGATGAGAGACTATAAAGGATCTCTCAACTAATGTATTAGTCTCCATATCGAGGGCATAAGCTCTGACTGTGCTCTCTGTATCAGTCTGAGACATAATCTCAAACCCAGCTTTAGCGTTGCCGTATGCAGTAAGAAGAGCTTCAGCAAGTCTTATAGATGCCCCCTGTACTGTTGAGCCTCCTTTAGCGAAAACATAGATTGCTGAATTAGCCAACTGTGGTCTTGCACAAGCAGTAATAATCCTCTGCTGAACTCTGTTGATGTCCCTCGGGAACATCTGTGCAATAGACATCTGGCTTTGAATAGTAGCCATCTCTCGTGCAACTGCTGCAGTAGAAGGGAGTTGCATTGGAGCAACTGCCGGAGCTGTTCCATAGCTTGTTGGCAGTGGTGTGCCTGTTGATACGATATCTTTCTTCATCTTCAATCCTCCTTATCTATTTCTCTTAATCGCTAAGGCTTCTTTCCTTAGCTTTTCTCTGTACTTTTTTTCCCTTTCAAAGGGGTCTTGTTTTCTCCATTCAAGGTACTCTTCTAAGGACCATCTAATAGTCCCTGTGGGGTATGCAGATTCTCCAAACCTAGGAAGGAGATATCTCTCTTTGCCTCCCTTCCTGACTTGAGAAAGAGAGACTCCTTCTATCTGAGCTATGTCGGCAACTGTGACAACTGTCTTAGCCTTCATCGCAATGAGATTATTCGTGAGAAGGCTCTCAAGAGCATCCATTCTCACTGACATTATCTGAACCTCTGGAATCTGCATGACCATGACTATTTCTCCATATACTCATTGTTACTAATAAGGAAATCTGAACCGACGATATTAATGGATTTCGGCTCTTTGAGAGAGTTTCTGAGAAGAGCAGAGACATAACCAGTGATAGTCATTCCATTAGACTTAGCCTGTCTCTTGATTAACTCCTTCTCCTCAGCAGAGAGAGTTATCCTATATGTCCCAGTTACCATGTTCTTAATTAAAGCTTTCATTCCTTGTCTTTCTCCTTATGTACCTGTTTCCGGTACAATCATAAATATGTACCACATTTTTATACTTGTCAATAAAAATGTATCAAAAATGAGTACATTTATTTAAAAAATTGTTAATATCCCGAATCGGGAGAAAAAGAAGATGGCATTACTAGGATATGAATTCTGGAAGAGAGTTGATGAATTAAGAGGAGATACTAAACTCTCCAAATTAGCTAATGATCTAAATCTTAATTATACAACTATTCGAAACCAAAGGTCTGAAAACAGATATCCAAAAAATGAAGATATATCAAAGATTGCAAGATATCTCGGCACAACAGAGGGCTATCTCATCTCTGGAGAGTCGGGAGAATTATCTAAGCTACCGGAGGATAGACCGATTGCAAAATCGGACAATGAAGAATATGAGTACATTTTGAAAATCATTGAAAAACATCCAGAACTCTGTAAAAAACTTGTTGAGCTCCTGAAAGAAGTAGAAAATAATAAATAAAAAGGGAGGATTTTATAATGTATTGTCTTTGTGCTATTTTTCTAATTGCAGATTTTTTGTACTTTATAATTTTTTGTATCAGATTATTCGACAACTGGATGGCTCCATCTTTTCTTTCAGCTACAAATGTATATATTTCATTCCTTTGTTTTCTCATGTTAACCGGTTTAACTGTGCTTTGTTATGTTGGTCATCTTATCAAGAAAAATGGAGAATCTATCGAAAAGAACACAAGAAAAAGGAAGAAGAGAGCTAAGAGACTAATTGTTGTCAGATGTGATGATGAAGACCTTAGAGGTGCTATATATAATATAGTTAATAATAAGGGTGATATTGCTCTCTCATCTACAGATGCTATTACAGATAAAGAGGAAGAGAAACTCTGGTATCTGACAGCAAGAATCGATAAAGGCTCATATTATATCATTAAGATCTCTATTACAGACTATGAAGAGAAAGAACTTTATAGCTTATCCAGAAGCTCTCTTGATAAGAGCAACTCACTCTCTCTCATTACATATGATATAGAAAAAACTCTCTGAGAAGAGACGACAAAACTCAGAGAGAAATTTAAAGGAGGATTCTCAGAATGAAGAATCACCCTTAATATACACTATTTAAATGATCTAATCTGATAAGTTGCCCCGCCAAGAAAAAATAAATAAAAATATTTTTAAAAAGATGTTGACATGTTTGTTAGTATATACTAGTATATATGTATAAATAAGGAGAAAAAGATGAAAGTGTATGGCGTTTTAAAAGAGTCTGGTCAATGGAGATTCTACAGGTGTGAGAAGTATCTCGACATTGAATTGTCGGATGCTTACTTGGCTCAAGATGGAGAAGATTCCAAATATATGGCATTGAACATGTGGTCAAGCTTGGCTAAAGCTGACCAAAAGAGGGCAAGAATTTCTGCCATTGAAAGAGAAGTGACAGAAGAAGACATTGCAAGAGTGAAAGAAGAATGCGATGTCGAAACAGAAAAAGAGGCATTAGAACTCTTAATTAGTGAATGCCCCTTTAATACCATCTTTTCCATCACATGGGATAGTGAACAAGAAAAAGAGGAGGAAGAAGATGAGGACTGAAGCTTTAAAGGAAGCACAGAAGAGGCACAGAGAAGGAATCATACAATTCAATCTTTCCTTCTCCCCCGCAGAGAGAGAGCTGTACACTAAGGCAAGAGACAAGGCAGAAGAAGAGGGTATTTCTCTAAATGCTTTAATAAAAACAGCCTTAGCACAGATGCTGCACTAATGCAGCATTTTTTTTGCCAAAAAATTTAAAAAAACTTTTTCTATTTATGTTGACATACTTTAATATATATACTAGTATATATGTATAAATAAGGAGATAAAGAGATGTCTAATTACAGTGAGTATTTAAAAGAAAAAGCAAAGAAAGAAGATGATTTCTTCTTTGGAGAAGGGAATAAGAAGATGTGCAGTAACAAATACTACACATACAAACATGTCTTAGATAATGACACAATCATTATCAATACTAACAATGTTAGAACAATACAGAAGGGAACACAGTTTGTTCTTGTTGTAGGAGACAAAGAGGCTGTCTATCTTAAGACATGGCAAGTTTTAAAGACTCGCAATTATGATGAGGGTTTAAGCTTCTGGACTGTAAAGCTCAGCAGAGCTTATTTCAAGGTCTATACCTTTAAAACAAGATTTGATGATTTTTGTTTTGAAGGAAAGGTAGACTCTTTCGATTCTCTTCTTGAAATTGCTAAAGAGCAAGATGAAGAGAATATGAAGATTGCTAATGACTTCATGAGCTGGAGAGTTATAATGTAATAAGAAAAAGAGGAGCATTAGCCCCTCTTTTTTATTTGAATAGACTGTATATCATCCTCTTTCTCTTCTTTGTCAAAGAATTCATTACGATGCTTTTCTAATTGACCGATGAGAATGCTTGCTGTTCTGTGATCATAGTCTTCTCTAACTTTGCCACCAGTGTGCCCCATGGCTAGAGCAAGAGCTCTCTCTTCAACAGAGCCAATCTTGTATGTAGCAAAAGTATGCCTCAATGAGTATTCTACTGCTTCTTCTATATTCATCTTTTTTAAGATACTTTTAAAGTGTTTGTTAGTTGTAAATGTTCCGAGAAGGGAATCTTTTTTATTCCTATCAAGCAAAAAAAGATACTCTTCTTCCTTTTCTATTTTTTCGTGTGATATGAGCTCCTCGATGAGCATGCCTGTTGTTTTTGATAGAAGTGCAACTCTTTTGGACATTCCAGAGCCCGATGTTTTAACCCTGTTTTTTACATTACGAAAATGAGAATCATAAGACTTAGCTGAGAGAACTGCATAGCCTTGTGGTGTAGTGTATATATCACAGACTCTAAGGCTGATTACCTCCCCGGGTCTAAACCCAGTGTCATACAACACAGAGAAAAAGGATGCCCACATGAGAGAGTCCCATATAACTACTCTCCTGAGAGGGTTATCAGGCATAAGAGTTTCTTGTTCATAGACTGTAAGAGCTCTTCTCTTACTTAGCTCTTTTTCTGTCTCTTCATCGGCTTTTATCTCATCTCTTGGAGCTGTTACCTTATTAGCCGGATTAGACTGTATAATCTCTAAATGTACAGCTTCGTCAAGAATGGTTCTAAAGCACTGTAATATCTTAATCTTTGAGCCTGCTGATAGCTCCTTTTTTCTCACTCCCTGTAGATCTATTAACCAGTTTTCTATGCCCCGCGGTGTAAGAGTATCAAAACAGCAATCTCCAAATGCTGGAATGATGTAGTTGTCAAGATAGAGCTGACTGTTGGTCCAATAAAGAGGTTCTCTCTCTATATGCAGTCTTTTTAGTCTATAATAATAAGATGTGTCATCTCTTCTAGAGAAAAAATTTTCACAGAATTCTCCAATTGTTTTATTCTTCATTTCTTGTGAGAGGATTCCATTTTTCTCTAAATACTTTTCAGCCCAGAGAACAGCTTCTGTTTTATCTTTTGTTCCTGTTGAAAATTCTTTGCCTGGAATATGATAGAAAGAAACCTGTATATTTCGACCTGTTCTGTGTTTAAATTTATATAATTTATTGTCCATATTTAGTGCCCTCATAAACAATTATCTTCTTTTAAATAATTATATCAATATTTAGTTTTAGGACAGCTAAGGGAACAAAAAAGGACTTACAACAAATGCAAGTCCTTATAACATAAAGAATTATGTAATTTTTAGCCTTGCCGTCTCCAGGAATATTTTTTAACAAATAAATAGCTTTTTTTATATTCACAATGGGCAAAAATAAACATTTGTATAGTATAAACAGTGAAAATAGTGTTTATAGATGAGAGCCACAGGGGACAAAATCGGGACAAGGAATTGAACCAAGTTTTGAAAAAAATGATACACTAGATGCATCTGTAGTTAGTGCAACCATAATAAATATTGCCCCGCAAAAGTTTTAAAGAGGTACTTAGCGGGGCATCTTTTAAGAGCTTGAAAAACTAATACTCAGAGAGACCAAGGTATCTACCAAGAGCTATCAAGTCTTTTTCTGTAAAAGTTATATCGCCAACAATTGGAAAATGCTCAACAGCAGGTCCAAATTTCTTAGCTGATACAATCAACTGTGAAATTAATTTCTCTGCATTAATCATGCCATTCTCATCTCTGCATCTAATATAGTCCAGTGTATCTAGATGCTTACAAACATAGGTCTCAACAAGGTCTTGCTTGACTGCATCAAGACCCCACTTTCTTAGCCCTCCAATCTTAGCTATTATTTCCTTCTCGAAATACTCTGTTAGTCCTTCTATTGCTCTTTCTTTTGAAATCATTCTTTCTTAATCCTTCTTTTTCCTTAAGTTGTAGTTGAAGTAGTGGGAGCAGTCCAAGAGTTCTTAAGTGGCATTGGCTCTGGGCATACATTGGTGATTGGAATAACAGTCTTTGTCAGAGAGTTGAGCACTGCAATCTGATTCTGCATCACTGAAATGTTGCTAATAACCTGTGCATTGATTACACCCTGTTCGGCTTTAAATGAGTTAACTGTTGCTTCAAGAGTTCTGAACTTCGAATCAAGACGTTCGTATACGTCAATCATCTTAGCATCAGTGTTCTTTTCAGCTCTCAAAAGAGCATTCTCGCTCTTTAATGAGCTGATTTTTTGACCTTGCTCAAATTCATCTTTAGAGACCCACTGTGGGACCTTCTGCCCCTGTGCTCCATATCCATTATTGAAGCCGTTGAAAAACCCTCCTAGTCCATTACCGAGAACTCCGAGACCCGTGCCGATTGCACCTAGAGTGACACCTAGGTTGCCTTTACCATTTGTAGCATAATTAATCTCTGCCATAGTAAAATCTCCTATGGTTAAATTTTCAGAGATTAATTGAAAAGGAATTGTTCTACCTTTATCCTAATTTCATCCATGGAATGGTGGTTTTCTATTCTCAGGCGGAAGAGAAGTTTTACTACTGCTTTCATCTTTTTCCTTTGCAGAGTCGACTGACTAACATTCAACGTGTCTGCTATGTATCTTATGTCATGATCTCTACAACAAGTCATAGCAATAATGTCTGTCTCGGTGTCGGTGAAGATTGCTTTTTGACAAATAGTTCTAAGGGAAGCTTCATCGATTTTTTTGAGGCAGGCTTTTAATAATAAACGCCGTTTCTCCACATGTCTTATTGTCCACCCGTTTTTATTTTGTGTTTAGTCTTTAAATGGTCACATTCTAGTCATTTTCTATTTATTTCCATTAAAAAAAGACACATTGATTTATATATTTCTAAAAAAATATGCACCCCCACATGAGGATGCATAAGGTTAAATTTATATCGATATCACCATTCCCAACCGATTGTTGCTTGTACAGTCATGTCTTCGAGCGACCATTTTGGTACCTCGAACTTACCAATGTCTCCGAGCATATACTGTACTCCAACTTTGGTGAGAAAGCCTTTACCAAACTTGAAGCCCATGTCACCAACGATGCCATACTGGACTGCATCTTTCTTAAAGCCAAATGCTGCTCCTAAATCAGCAAAAAATTTAGTGCCATAAGCATCTTTTTTTAGATCGCCAACAAGAGATGATGCATCAACTATAGCCTCTTCTACCATGCCTTTCAATTCCTCTTTCTGTGAAGGGAGAAGGATAGTCTTATCACTAAGATAATCTTCGAGAGCTTTAAATATCTCAACATCAACTACATCAGAGCTTGTCGATGTAGTCTCGGATATCTTCGAGGTTTTCTTTGACTCTGACTGCTCTGTCAAGAGATCTGCGACTGTCGACTGAGTTTCTGTTTTTGAAAAACCTTTTAGCGGGGCTAAACAGAAAGCAGTAGAGCAAAAAACCAAAAAACTTAAAAATACGACCAAGAACCTTTTCATTCATTTTTCTCCTCATTTATACGATAGACTTAATATACTCAAGAGCCGATGCATAAAGGCTTCCATATCCTTTAGCTTCAGCTTCTTTAGGTGTCAATGCTACACCATCTACTAAGCACAGCGGGGCATCATAATTTGGCACTCCATCTGCGGTAAGTTGATACTTCATCTCTTCTGCAAGTCTCTTAATCTTATCCTTTTTGCTCTCATAAGTTACAGATTTTTCATCATTACATAATGTGTAGAAATCTATATAACGAAAGCAAATAGCATTAAGTAGAGTAGTCATAAGAGAGAAGACAAGCACTGTCTGAACTGCTGAACTCTCATTAAGAATAAAGAGAGTAAAGATAGCTAAAGTAATGAAGGACCATATCTGAGATGCAAGATATTTTACATTGTTATCTTTTTCAACTGCATGAACAATGAATCTAGCAATAAGCATGCATCCAGCACCACAGAGCAAGCCCCAACAGACACCATAAGCCACAGGTAGCTTAGCACCAAAAATCAAAGGCAGAGAGAGTGCTAGAGCAGGGATAATAAAGCACACTGGATAGAGCCAGTACTTCAGATATTTCTTCATTATTTTGCCTCCTTATTCTTAGAGAAGATTCCTTTGATGGAGCTCCAGAGATTGCTCCATGAATCCTTTCTTTTTGTGAATGACTCATGAATGAAGTCATAGAGTTGAGTACAGCAAATCCAACAAATGATGCCATTCGGCAAGCCATAAGATGTCACTGTGCCATTATCAGTCATATATCCCCATACTGTTGCCAAAAGCACACTAAGGACACCGAGAATGACTGTGACAGGGATTATAGCATCTTTAAGCTTAGCTTTGCTTAGCCACAGTCCTACGGCATTTAGAAAAATGACTAAAGACCAAAGAGCTAGATCTACATTTAAAATCATAGCTACCTCCTTATTATTTCAAAAAATGAATTCCAAAAGACGAAAAACAAAAGAGATGATTATCGAAATGAAGCCAAAGCCTTTGACATTTCTCTTTGTCGATTTAGTTTGACTAGTATTCTCTGAAAGCAGCATCTTTATTTGAGCTGTAGAATCAAGAAGTGTGTCCATTTTTCCATCCAACATATCGACTCTTTTTTCGAGTTTAATAACTTTTTCTTCTAGCTCTTCTTCTCTCTTACAAGTATTCTGGGCAATCTCTAATGCATGCTCAGCAAGAGCTCTTATCTCTTCTATCTCTTCCATATGCGATGATTTTATACGATGTTTTTTTTAAAAAATGGGAGGTTGTGTCTGATATGTGCAAGTAAAAATGCCCCGCAATACGAGGCATCCAACAGAGGATGAGAGAGCAGCACTCATACACTCCGATGTATATAGTGATCTAAATCCTACAGGGCTATTATACAATAAAAAATCCCTGGTAACCCAGGGAACTTGATAACTTTGTTACACAGCTACCAAATGTGAATATTTAAATCCACAACATCATAGTTTAAATCGGGTAATCCCCAATCTTTGCTGCCTATTCGGCAGAAACTTTGTCGACAAGAATACAATAATGCATCAACGCTCCATTGTCAACAAGTATTTTCTACACCCCCTGCTCCCTCTGAATGCCCGAGGGGGCTTTTGTTTTACTTTCTAAACTGCTCTCTGTACCCTTGAAGAGCCATAAACTCTAGCTATTCCTCAAGGGTTTTAAGCTCTTCATCAATTTCATTAATTCTATTAGCCTTTGCTGTCATTTCAGCTATCTCATCTGCATATTCTTCGACTGTTGCTCTTCCTGTTGCAATCTTAGTACCTATATAGTCATGCTTCCTAAGCCACTGTTCAAGGTCTTGTTTTTCGACTCGAAGTATGTCTTTCTTGTCGGATTCAGGATTCTTCCTTATTTCATAATTATTCTCATCAATACAGAAGAGATGACAAGTGCCATTCGTATTACAGAATTTAGCAATTTCTGCTATTTCTTCTCTTTTTAAATATCCAAATTTTTGACCAATATAATATTCTTCCATTTTAAAGTCCCCGAATTGTGTAAATATGGCCATATCTTCCATGCCCAATTTTTAAAGTTGTATCACTTATGTACTTAATCTCAATGTAGCAAGGATAGCCATTCTCATCATTTCCACCTAAGATCCAAGAACTAGAGCTATCAAGAGCCTTTAGCATGGGAATATTCATAATTCTAAAGATATACTTATTGCTTTGAGCAGATTGTGTTTCGAATAAAAGAAACCCATAATTTCCCATATTGTCAGATAGAGTTATTGTTTCATCTAAAGCTGAACCTGAGAAGAGAAGAGTTGTCTCATCTGTCAAAAACTTAACCCAAGGAGTCCAAGTTATAGTTGTGTCAATACCAGCTCCACTTCTTACATAGTATTTGCTCGACTTATAATGAAAATAAAGCTGGGAAATTGTGTTATTAGTTTTTGGAGTACATAAGACTAAAAGCTGACCATATACTAAATCTTTAGGAGTATTTGTTGCATTATGTGCCAGAGTATAAAGTCCTGCCTCAGTTATATTATTTAAATCTCCTGCAATTATACCATTTGAGGAAAATCCACCTGTAAGATAATCCGCATTCACGGTTTTCGCATACACTTGGTCGAACTTCTGGTTAGGAGAGCCAATGTTGGCCTTACCCTTCGGCTGTATTGAGCCTGCAGTGAGAGTATCAGTTGTTACCGATTCGCCGATTTCGGTTTCGGTGAAATATCTATCATCATGTGTATGGCTAGCATTAGCCTTGCCCTCTAATTTGGTATCTATCTCTGCCTCTGTATAATATCGGTCATCGTGATTATGAGCACTTGGTGGGAATGATGACGGCTTATCTGTAATGCCTGCCCAAGTTGTAGTTCCTGCTTCACCTTTATCACCTTTATCTCCCTTATCTCCTTTATCACCCTTTGCTCCTGCAATACATACACCATTGGCAGATGGGGTATATGTCTTATCTCCATAACCATTAGTTACCACAGTCCTCATCCACATGTATTTACCATTAACCCATGTGGAAGCACTTGTAGACCATGAGCCACCGGAGAGAGATGTTGCAGATGTAGAGAGATAATACTCGGTTGTCACAGATTTGATTTCGTCTTCAGGTGCTGGAGTCCAATCGGTGGCAATGTTGCCTTTTTCGAGCTTGACTTCGGAGATTTCTATGCTTTTGTCTCGAGTTTGCCCTGCTATTCCTGCATATACCAGTATTGTCGTTGGCAATTTATTATTTGTGAGTATACCAGTAAAAGAAATCGTTCCATCTTCTTTTAATGGCAAGTTCCTACTAACTGCTGGTGGGTCGTGTGGATAAACAGTAATAGTGTCTATGTCACCTTTTAGAACCTCTATTCTTGCAGTAAAGGTATATATTGCATTTACTTCAACAGGCTCGGTTATGACATAAGTTGCATACTTATAGTTATCTGCCGGTGCCCCTGTATTAGAGGGTCCTACAACTCTTGGTCCTTTTGAGTTGTATAGCAGATTTCTCCCCCCGACATGGGTATTTTCTAGCGTTTGTGTTTGGGCTAAATCTAAAATTTGAGAGACTTTTGCATTGCCTGCATTTTTTGGAAAGCCTCCTTCATCTAGAGATTGATGCCCATATATAGTTGAGTCTTTAGTTAATGTGATTGGATTTTTAAATTCGACTGCCATAAATAGATTATACTCCTTTCTTCTCTTTAAGATTTATTTGTAATGGTTATGTTGTCCCTAAAAACATCAGCTTTAACTACTGTTTTTATATCCTCTGCTACAGTCAGCTGTGCAGGGAAATCCCATATAAAGCTTGCATTAAAATCTTCGTCAGAGTTCTTTTTAACTGTGAGTATTGGCTCTGCATCAGCAGATGAAAAGATTTCAAATCTCAATATTGACATCATAGCCTTATTGTTTGGTCCGAAAAATGAAGGGAACATGCCTGATGAATAACCCAGTAATCGATATGTGCCCAAGATTATCTCATAAGCATCTGCCTTTTCTCTGATGATCATTTTGGTTTCGTGTGCAAATGGCACTGCACAATGGAATGTCAGAGTTGTGTCAGTTGTGTTATAGAGTCTGTTATCTCCATATTCCACAGCTTTAGATATAAGGACCTCTTTTTCTAAGCTTGCCCACAGCTGAAACTGTGATTTAATGCCAAGAGGCACAGATGCAGGAGTAGGAAATAGCACAGAATCAAGAGTTTTTTCGCCGTTATAGAAAGCAAAAAGGTCAGTAAATTTGATGTTATTTACAGTGAAAGACATTTCATTTGCTGTTGGAATTTCTGAAACAAGAACTGAATTGCCTGCTGAAATTGCATAGATAGATGAACTCTCCACATAAGGGTTAATCGGATTAAATTCAGCTGTTGTATTCTCTGTCTCAATTGCTGCAAAGATAGGACTAATCATCTTTGTTTTGCCTGTTGTAATATCGTACGAATAAACAATGTTAAATAGTGGAGCATAAATGCCATCATTTTCGTGCACATTAGCCGAAATTATAAGAGCATTAAGCTTTGTACTCCATGAAATGCCGGTCACTCTTAGATTTTGCCAATGTTTAGTTTTAGAGTATTTAACAGTATTATTTGTATAGTTTGTTACATAGTCAAAAGTTAGAGGCTTAACAACTTCAACTAATTCTTTAATCTTCTTGTCACAGGAAACAGTTGTTGGTAAGCCTGTCTTTAAAATACTGGACAGGTCGGCAAAAACACTTGTTGTCGGATTATAAGAGAATAAATCATAACCCGATTTTGAGCCATAAATTACTCCATTTTTTACTAAAAGAGAAGGAATATTTATTGATGCCAAATCTTCAACAGTAGAATACGAATCAGGGATTCTATCCCATTTTTTTGTTGTCGTGTTATACTCGGCAAAATAAAGAGTGTTATGAATTGTATTAGATACAGTTGTTTGTTCTAAGATTTGACCAAATATTCTTGAGCCTACTCTTACGACATCAAGAGGAATTGGTGGGTTAGAAGTATATGCAGTAGTATAAGTTGAGATTACGCTGTATGTCTTTAAGTCAGCAGTCTTACTTATTGCAAAGCTCTTAAAATCAGCTGATACAAGGCTTGTCTCCCAGTATTTGCCTGAACTATCTGTAAACTCATGGTAATTATAGCTTGGTGCATATCCTCTCTCTATAGTCCAAGATGATGATATTAAGTTGAGAGTAGCCTCTTTTGTTGTAGACATTGTTGTTGTATTAAAAGAGTAGAGACCGACTGTTCCTGCTTCAATATCGTGAGCAATCAGTTTTCCATTTACGACTGCACCAATGAAAACAACTTTAGGCTTATCATCTGCAGAAATTGTAATACAATTAACCAAGCTTGACTGAGGGTATTGCTTTAAACTAGTAAAGTCATAGATTTCTGATGTATTAAACTGAGCTGTTGCAAGCATTGTTTTTGTAACAAGGTAAACATTTTTTGTTACTGTACTACCATTTTTTGTGCCATGAAAAATTAAATACAAATCAGGATTGATTGGTAAGATGCCCGAGAATGTTGTGAAAAGAGGAATATTCATCGTTAATGCTGACTGGGCATAATCGAGACAAGCAAAACCATTACCGGTATTGATTCCTGATGATGTATATGGAGCACTTTCACCATTTTCCCCACTAATTGCTCCTGTATCAACAAAGGCTTGTAAATCTGCAGTTTTGTAAATGCCTGATACTATGCCTGCCTTTTTCATTGCTTGATAAACTTGCTTGTGAGTCATAGTCTTTTTTGCAATCATGTGAGTTGCAGGGATAAAGGATAGACCGTTTGCAAAACTACCTCTCCAAGTGCCTGTAGAAAAATCGACAGAACCGTCAGCATTGATTCTAAAGCCCTCTGCACCCTCGGTAGACTCATAGTTTTCGCTCTGTATGAGACCATTTTCATTTAGAGTGATATTCTGTGCTCCTAAGGAGTTCACGAAAGCTTTCTGTGCTGATAAGAGCTGAAAGAATGCATAATAAGATGATGTAGAAAGAAGAGCACCACCAAAGTTGTTAACATCTTCCATAGTTGCAGATGCTATTAGTGACCAGTCTTTGTCAGATGTAGTAATAAGAACCCATTGACCATTCTTGTATCTATAAGGCAGAGGAGAGCCAACTGTAGCTGTGTTTAGATAATAATCACCATTTGCAATAGAATCTCCATTTGGCTTTTTTGTCGGGGCAGTTGTGTAATGACCGAGATACTCTCCACCACCTTGCTCTCCTTTATCTCCCTGAATGCCAGTTAATCGAGTATACTGCCAAGCATCAGTCTCAGAGTTCCTTGACCTTCTCCATAGATACTCATTAGATGATATATCAGGGATTGTTTCAGACCAAGTAATGGTCCATACAAATGTTTGACCGTTGTATGTTAAGCCCGAGGCATTATAAGTAAAGCTATATTCATCATCAGGATAGATTTTAAAACTTTTAGTCTTGGAATACTGTATAATCTCTGCTTTTCCGTCATAGGTCTTAGTGATAATCATGCTAGTCTTTTCAGTGCCATAACTAAGCTCAATATTGAGATATCTGCCTGTGACCATGTCAGGAGTAACAGAGAATGTATTAGTATCACTCCAAGTTTTAGCTGTGCCTCCAACTTTGAGAGTAACCAACTTAGGATTAGAAAGCCCTGTTGTGAAATTGGTTAATGTAATAGCACTAGGGGATACAGCATTTTTACTGTCATAGCTAAATTGAGTTGCCGATGCTCCAAGAGATAGATTGAGAGGTCTCTTAGTTTTGGTGATAGTCTGAGAGACTGAATAGACAAGATTTTTCTGTGCATAGGCATCTACTGTAAGGCTGTCCACATCTTTAAAAGAAGAGATAGGAATTGTTCCCACGCCTGCTGATGATAAAGCAACCGGTGTGGTTCCAATCTTACAGAGAGGAGCATAGAAAAGCCCTGAATATTTTACCGTTACAGTTACATTACCCGATATTGCTACATTATCATAATAGAAATCAACTACTGGGGTAGAGACCTGTAGAGTAAGGCTAGGATTCTGCTTTGTTTTGATAATCTGCAAAGCCTTCATCTCTTTTTCGTTAGCAATCTTTACTTCAAGAGATGAGATATCTTGCAGTGCTGTAACTGGGATAGAGTAAGTGCCCTTATTCCCTATTGCTGAATAAGTTGTCTTTACAGAGTTGAGGATTAAATCAGGCATCTTCGAGTAGCCCTGTTGCTCTATTGTAATTGTAGCTTTTTCGCTTGTATTAACTGCCACATTATCTGCATAAAAATCAAAGCTAGTCTTATCAGCAGTAAGAGTAAGAGAGCCAACATCAAGAGCCTTAGAGAGAACAATTGAATCGACATCTTGACCACATATTACTTTGGCTACAATAGTATCTGTATTTTTAAATGCTGACTGTGAGACATCAAATGTATAGTCACTCTTGCTCTCTACAGTCTGAGCAACTCCATTCAAATACAATTTCGGAGTATTTTTATAATTTACAGCAGAGACAGAAAGAGTAATCTTATCTGCTGAAGAATGTGGAACATTATCTGCATAGAAAGGGATTGATGACTTATCAGCAGTAATTGAAAGAGAACCCTTTCTGATAACTCTAGAAATTGTATAGCTCTGCTGAATCTTGCTTGTTTTTGCAACAACTAAAACAGATTGCTTATCTCCAAGAACTTGAGCCGGAGTAGCAGAATACTCTAAGAGCCTTGTTGCTGTCTTAATTGGAGTTGAATCTATTTCTAGTGTAATTTCTCCGTCTGATTGAGCATTAAATGTAATCTTTTCATCTCCGATGATATCTCCTTCGGCATAGCAATCAACAAGGATTCTTGAGACAAAGAAAGATAGATAAGAGCCTGCTGTTCCAGTGTCTCCTTTCTCTCCCTTAGCACCGTTCTCAAATGCCTTAATTGGAGTAGACCATTCACTCGGCTCGATAGTATCTGAGACTCCGTCAGATGATACAGCAGTAGCATATATAGACCAACAAGGTGCAGAGCCTGAAGGAATGCCTAATGTCCATCCGTCAGAGTTTGTGACTGTGTAGGTATGAAAAGAGAAAGAAACAGTTTTTGAAGGAGTGGCAGGTGCTGAATCTCCTCTCTTGTATAGAGAAATAACAGCTACAGTAGAGCCATTCTCTCCCTTAGTGCCATTCTCTGATAGAATAGCAGGAGTTGACCATTCCCCTATGTCGATTATATCAGTCTCTCCTGTGCCATAGGCTCGAGCTGTAATTGCATAGAGAGGATTAGAGCCACTAGAGATGCTTCTACTCCAAGTACCGAGGTTGCCTGATAGAGTGTCTGTTGCAAAAGTATAAGTTAAAGCTCCACCGTCAAAGCTAGAAGGCTCTGTTGCAGACCTCTTATAGAGAGTGATAAGGGCATTGGATGAGCCTGTTTCTCCCTTGTCTCCTTTCTGTCCATAAGTACCAACAATAACAGGGTCTGTTATAGCAGCATCTGTTCCATCTGTGTATTTATAATGCATATACTGCCAGAGATATCTGAGAGATGGTGACATAACTAGTGGTTCTTCTTGCCAACCTTCTGTTTCTCTAGTGATGCCTGTTGTCTGATTAGATAAGAGATAATATGTTTTAATACTTCCTATGCTCTTGCCTTCTTCTCCTTGAGTATCCTCGATAACTGAATAGAATTTGCTCTCATCAACTATAGTTACTGGGTAATCAGCTACAGTTCCAGCTCCTTCTGCTTTATAGCTATAGATTCCATCTGCATCTTTCTTCTTAGAGATAATTCTTACAAGTGAAGTTCTTCCTGCAACTGTGTCAACTAAAGAATAGAAAGCTCCAAGCTCATAAGATGAGAGAGAAGAGAATGTATACTGCACCTTAGAAAGTTTCTGTCTATTGTAGTATTTTTTAGCATACTCAGATGAAATATACTCATCCTCACTCTCTGCCATTCTATATTTAAGAGTAATGTTCTCTGGATTAGATCCGGTTACTGCATAAGACTGAGAAGCATCTGTTGCATAGCCTATGTTGCCAAGCACCTTGATTCCCCATGCCCAACCTTTAGAGCCATCATAGAAGTCTAGATTTACATTGAATCGACCACTATAGTTTATCCAGAACCTCATGCCATTTATATCATAAGATTCAAGAGTTCCATTATAGCTAACTCCTTCTTCATCATCTAGATCTATAGAGATCCAGTCGAGTTTAGTTTCGATAAAAAGGATATCATCTTTTGTAAGAGCTCTCTCTCCATTTACTCTAATTCCAGTCTGAGATAGATTCCAGTTCCAGAGATTGCCAGAGGGCATCTGTGCATTTGTATTAAATTCTTTGTCATGCATTTTTCCTGACCAGAACTTACCCTCAAGAGTAGCTGCAGCAGTCCATGGAAAATCAGAGAATTGGATATTACCTGAATAGTATTTAAGTAGAGTTTTTCCTCTTTCTATCTTGTATGTTCTCCAGTTTAACTTAAGACCATCAGATGTATCATCGGATCTAGTTGTAGATATTTGCTCAATAGCTGTATTTATAGTCCCTTCACTATCTGTGTCATCTGGAAATGTATAGAAAAACTCAGCTACTCCTAGAGCTGACCATTTATAATCAAGCTCATATTCCTGTAAGAGTGTAGCTATCACATCATCTATATAATCTCCTGAATTAAGCTTAAAATATAGAATAGCGATATCTGGGCAAGTTGACTTATTAATAGTCTTGTTACCTAGTCCAAAGAGATACTCTAAGACTGCAGAGAGAGTAGTATTTTTCTTAACTTCTGGATAGATTCTTCTTTGTTTAGGTCCATCTGTTGAAGAGTCCCATACATAGAGATGCATTGTCTCTGTATAATCCATTATCTCGAGTTCAAGATTTTCTTCAAACGCTACAGATGATGATGTTTCAATAAAAGGTCGAATAACACCGCTAAATATAGTAGTATCTCCGTCTTTTATAACAGCTGAAATATAGCCATCAGTTTTCAAGATTAAATTAGCAAGAGAAGTACCATCTGATAGAGTCGGTCTAATCTGACAAGAGATAGATGATGTAGCATGTTTTCCTGCTTCACCGCAGTTATATTTTTCATAATAACCTTCTCTTAGAATCTCTGTTGTATATGTATTTTTTTCTATTGTAAGTATTAAATTCATGCATATCTCCATCGAGGTAATAAGCCAGATCTCTGGGCTCTCTCTATAGCATAATAAATTGACTCAGCTATATCAGAATTATTGCTATTTACAGTCACATTTAAGACAAGTCCGGGCTCCTTTTGAGGTGGTGCAACAAATTCTTCAAGCTTTGAAAGAGGAATTACTGCCTCTTTCTCCGCTCCTTCCCCGATAAGAGCTTTGGTTGGACCTTGTACAATTCCTCCTGATGCTAAGCCTGTATAAGATTGCCCGAGAATCTCTGCTGCTTGTACTGCAGATGTAGCAGAGATGAGCCCAATCATAGTGCCCATCATCCAAGGAGTGCCAGCATATGATGCAGTTGCATTCATGATGCCCTGTGCTGTTGTGATAGCAAGTTGTGCTAGCTGATTAGCTTTATCTCTGTTGAACTGCTTTCTTTTTAATTCGTCGATTTTTTGTGCTTTCTCTTCTTCACTTGCGGTCGAATTTTCGATTGCTTCTATTTCTTGCTCAGATGCCTGAGAAGTCAAAGAATTTATAGCTGAGAAAAGATTTCCAAACTCAGATGCAACAGAAATAATATCTTTAGCCATCGACGAGGCTGTTTCAGTTGTTGTTTTCCTTAGATTTTTAATTTTATCTTCTGTTGACTCAATAACTTCTTGCAAAATCTGCCAGTTTTCTTCCCCGATTACATTGGTGCCAAGACTCTGATAGCTATATGCTTTGTCAAGAATGGTTTCTAATTGCTGAATTTGATATGTGCTACTCGATGATGCATTCTTGGCAATAAAATCATCAAGTGATGAAAAGTTCGAGTTAGAATTGCCATTTGAGTTATTTTTATCATCCTTATATGTCCAATTAATTGTCTGATCTATATAATCTCTTTTATTGAGCTCTTCTAACATCTGCATTAGAGCCCAGTTATCAGTCTCGGTCTTATTTGTCTTATTAATTCTAGCATTATAAGCTTCTGCTATATCATAATTGCTATATCCTGAGAAGTCGAAATCATTTTTTCTGTTAGCACTATTTAAAGCATTATTAACTCGATTAGCAGATAGAGTCTGAGTTGACCAATCACTAATCTTTTTTAAAGAATTATATAAAGCATCTAATGCTGGAGAAATACTATCAAGTAATGCAGAGCCAAGATTAGCTTTAATGTTTGTCCACAACTTACTAATCTTGTCTATCTGTTCTTTTGCATTTGCATTAATTGTTAATCCTTCTTTAACAACACTGGATATAGTCTTATAAGCAACAGTAGCAGCAGCAGTAACAGCAAGAAAAGAAGGTCCTAATTTGCTAACAGTTTCACCTACTGAGCCTGCAGATTTTTTCATTACATCATTCCATGCTTGTGATGCCTTGGATGCTTGCTGTGTTTTTGTCTGAATATTTTCAACATTATATCCAAGAGCCTTTAACTGCTGAGATGCAGTCTTTATATCGGCTCCTACTTTGATTGTTAATTTGGTTTCAGCCATTTATAGCTCCTTATATCAAAAAAGGAGAGAAAGACTCTCTCCTAAAGTAATTTCGGAAAATAAGCAGAATGGACAGGCTCTAAGAGTTCGATTAACTCTATAAGAGGAGCTGGAGCATCTCCCCAGGCACAGGAAAGAGGAAAGCCAAGAAGCTTATATCTCTTAAAGAGCAGGCAGAGTTTTCTAGCCTCTTCATTCTCTTTAGCTTCTTTTATTTCTCTTCCTGAAGTCCATCTCTTAATCTTATCTAGATAGATATCTCTATCATCTTTATATGTGTAATCAAGCCTTCTCTCACACATCAGTGCATAGAGAAGGGAGGTTAGTTTTTTAGTTTAGCCGGAATCTGTGCAGACTCAAGAATTTGTACAGCTATAGCATTAACAAGAAGTCTTGCACCTGGGCACTTAATTAACTCATCTGCATTAGCAAATTCATCTGAAATCTTATAGAACTTCTTGACTACTTCTGAATCTTTCGGAGTTTTTCCATTATTTAATAGCTCCTCTAATTCAAGAGAAGAAGGAACTCTAAACGTTACATTAATTTCTCCTCCATTAACCTCAAAAGTTACACTCTTAGTATCATTCCATATCATCTTTTTTCTCCTTTTTCTTAGCTTTCAGATGCTGCAAACCCTTCAATAGTAGGAGCACCAGAACCAGTGAAGTTAAATGACATGCTAGACTTATCTCCCTGTGTTACAGTTACACCAACAGAAGAAATAAGGATATTTCCTGATATTGAAACTTTATCGCCACACTTAAAGATGGCAGCTAATTTAGCACCAGTTCCACTAGTGATATTTTCCATGATTGTCTTGTGTGCTACATGATCTAGAGTAGCTGATGCAGAGCCACTCCATGACTTCTTTGTCTCGACATAATCAGCCCATTTCGAACCGATTGATGTTGTTTCTGCATTAGCAATATCAAAGTTAACACTAAAACTATCGATGAAACCAATAACTGCATTACCTATTTTTAATTCGCCATCACATCCTGTCTGTACCATTATTAACCTCCATTAAGATGGTCTTTTTCTCTTTTTTTTCGTTCAAAGGCATCATTACTCTATGGCACTTTGGACAAATCTGAGATTCTGTCTTATATGTTTCATTACAAAATAAGCATTTCCATTCTTTCTTCTTATCTTTCATCTCTGGACATCAGCCTCAAATTCACAGTAAACAACATACATCCCTGACAATGGAATTCCATCAATGGTAATACCTGGGAGAATTCCTACTACAGCACCACCAAGATGGCAGTCTTCTGTGAGAGTTTCTTCTAAGATATCCTCCCATTTTGAGCCTATATCTTCTGCTACAGTAATGTCTGGAGCATCAAATGCAATTCCTAAATTAAAGGTATATCTTGTAAAATAATGGTCAAAAAGATTCCTCGATGGAATAGCCAACAACATGCATGGCATAGCTGATGCAGAAGAGAGAGATGCTGTCATTCCATTTTCAATGCAAGCTATCTCTGTTATTCCTTTTTCTTTAGCTTTCTTATTAAGCTCTGAGAAGAGATATGATGTCACTTCTTTATAAAGAGTGTATTTATCTATCATCCGGATTCTCCTGTCTAAAAAGCTTTTCTAAGCCTTTATCAAACATCCATGTAAGCTCATCTTTAGACTTCTTGGAACCCTTATATCTGCTCCAAGCTTTAGACATAAAGTTCTTATAAGCCCCATTTTTTACATTTTTAGCTATGTAATTTAGAGAGTATTTAGGGACTGTGGGTGAGTACATTCCTATTTTTGTCTCCAAAATGCCTCTTTTTCTCTTTTTAGGAGTATAAGCCATGACAGTATCTCTGTGATGCCAACCTCTCCTTAATAAAGATGCAGTTGGATTTAGATCATCTGAAACATTCATAGCTTGTCCAGAGAGCCAGTATCTAGCAACATAATAAGGAAAGCCCCAGTCTCCACTGTAAGAACCGTCAATGACATTACCAAAGGCACCTTGTGCCCAGCCTTCCATTCGATTGATAGTTATCTCATTCTTAAAGACCTTAGCTAGAATTAGAGCATTTGTATCAACCCTTATAGCCATTAGTAAACACTCCTTCTAAATCTATCTAAAGCACTCTTAACTACCATCGGCAATTCATATTGCTCGATATTCTCAGACCCTCCATCGACACTCCTAGAGGAGACACCAACAAGATTGCTATTGATGTATTTAGCCCAGTATTGCACAGTAATTGCTATGCACTGCTTAATAATCCTAGGCATGGTTTCATACCCAGCTTTATATTTCACAGAGATAGTATCTGTGCTATTTACAGTAACCATTGATAGCCTGTTGTTTACTGTGTATGTGCTAGTCCCTGTGATAGATTCAATCTCTAATAGAGGTCTATAAGCTAAGATATAAGCAGTAGCCCCAGAGAGAGTTTCTTCAAACTCTCCCTCGGATATCTCTGCATAACTTAGGACTTCTTCTTCTGCGGTTGCTAACAAATTTTCAAACTGAGCCTTAGATTCAGTTCTTAAGTTAGGCATACCATAGAGATTTTTCAAATCATCAAACGAGACTAACACAACTAACTCCTTACAGATTAAGCACTTACGAGAGTAGCAAATGCACCAGCCTGTAGTACCTTACCATCTTTTCTGTGGATAGCTCTAATTCCTACTTGGTCTGTGCCTGCATAGAGCTCATTAAGGAGTGTAATTTCAAAGCCTGTTCTATCACCAAGAGCATAGTAATCAAAGTTACCAGCTACAATGAGAACTTTCTTTGTTTCGAAAGCTGGCATCTGGTCAGATATAACAACTGGATGCCCCTTGATTCTTGTAAGCTCTTCATTCTGTGGGAAGAGGTAATTACCTGAACCATCTTTGAGGTCATGAATCATGTCTGCTGCTTCTTGGGACATAACAAGAATACAGCCATTAGTATAGCCCTTAAGCTTGCCGATAAGCTTCTTGACTTCAGCCCACGTGATTGTTGCAGCTGTTGCAGTTGTTACAGAGCCAATTCCAGTTTTACCGATAATACCTTCCATGGCTGTTGTGCTACCAGCACCTTGGAGGATTTCATGGTCTTCATGGTTAGCAAATGCTCTGGCAAGGGTATCTTCGACATAACCAACTACATCAAACTCAACATCTCTGATAGCTTCATTAGATATCTTAGAGATACAAGCAAGCTTCTTAGCAGAGAGGATTACTGGAGCAGTTGCAGGTGCTGTATCTCCGATTGTTCCACCTTCTGCAACATATGCTACAGTTGGCAAGCCGGATTCTACAGTGATAGCAAAATCAGATGATACAGTGTAGATCCTGCAGTATTTTCTGAGAGCTGCATACTGGTCCATTTTCTTAATGACTTCATCAGACATCTCTCTTGGAAGTCCACCGGAGAAGTTGCCAGATGTAGAAACAGCTTCGACAAGTCTCCTACAGAACTTCTCAGATTCTGAGAGTTCTTTCTGCTGAGATAATCTAGAAACAGGAGCAGTTCTGTTTCCCATCTTTTCAATCTCTGCTTCACATTCTCTGACTAATTTTTCTGTGTTGTTGAGTTTTTCAACTGCTTCATCTGATGCATTTTCAAGCACTACCTTGAGAGCCTTTGCCTCTGCTTCTTTAAGAGCAGATAATTTATTTTTAAGTTCTTCGATTGTCATTTTTTTATTTCCTTCTTTCTATGATTTCTTCGATAGCTTTGACTTTCTTTTTTGATGTTTCAGACTTTTTCTCATCATCATGAGAGGACAACTCCTCATCCTCATCATCTTCTTGATTATCATCACTATCTTCTGTTTCCATGCTAGCATAGACTTGCCCTGCCGGACTTAGCACAAAGTCCATTAATCGGACAACTGTATATGTCTCAGGGTTTATTGTCTTACCATCTCCAAGATACTCTCCATAGCCCACCGATGAGACACCGATAGCAACTCCCTTCTCACTGAGTTCTTCTAATCTCTTCTCATAGTCCTTCTCAGAGTTAAGAAATTCGATATCAGCTTTCAGTAAGTTATTTTCAATTCTGAGATTCTTGGTAACAGCCTTTGCACATTCATATTCCATTCCAGTTGTCCAGTCTCTGAAATGCCCATCGTTAACTGTAGTAACAGGCTGTTCCTTTACAAGTCTCTCACCGAGTTCAACAGGGTAGATTCTGTGATTAAGATTCTCTTCTCCGAGTTTCCATATATCTGCAACCCATTTGCTCTTAGTTTCACTGCCTTCTGACTCTGTGAGCACTTGCTCTCTCCTAAGCACAGCAGTCTCAGTCATCAGATTTAATTCTTTGCCTTCAACTAATATCTTCTTTTTCATGCCATAACCTCACTTACAAGCCTTGTATCTCCTTCATAGAAAGGAGGATTCCTGTATTTTTTTCCTTCGAACTCAAAATATCCCTGTATTGGTTCTAAACCTTCTACAGTATATTTTTGATAATTCTCATTACATTTCTTTACAATGAAAGCATTTACTGTCCTATATGCTTCTTGTCCACTGCTAGTATTCCTCTTATTAAACTCTGTGATATAAGAGCCAAGCCATGCTTTGTCTTTAACTCCTATCTCTTCTGCTATTTTTCTTAAGAGAGGAGCTAGATCATCTCTGCTTTCTGTGTTTTCTAGTGTTTTTTTTAGAACTAAGACACTCTTTGACCTAGTGCTTTCTTCTTCCTTGTCTTTTGGAGCATCTGCACCGGCTCCACTCTTAGTAAAAGCACCCGTTTCAATGTCTTTAACATTAGCAAAACCGGACTGAAAGTAATGAACATCTCCTTCTTTGCCAATTGGCTCTAAATCTTCGAAAGCTCTGACCTCATTAATCGAGTAGACACCATGTGTAAGCATCTGTGTGTACCAGCCCTGTCTTGTGGCATGGTCTCCTCTCATTAAAGACTGCAAATCAAACTTGACATACTCATTATCATTACAGACATCAGCATTCCAAGCCATTTCCCAGCACTTGCACCTAGGCTGTAAACACTCAGAGATGAGCTGTAGTGCTTGCTGTTCCATATTTCCATAGCCACCGGATGTATCACCAAGGTAGGATTTTGGTACATGAAATCTTCTGGATACTTCTAAGACATCCCATGATTGAGCTTCAATCAGTTTAGAGATGCTCTCTCCATCTGCCTTAATAGGCTCAACTGATACAGAGTCAGGAAGAATGATATTTCTGTATTTTCTTGATGAGTCAAAGATAGCCTTGATAGTCTCTTTCTGTGCTTGGTAAGTCCTTTCAGGTGTCTTAATAATCTTTCCTAAGACTGAACCACCTTCATAGTAGTCAGCTTGTAACTGCTTAGCTTTCTCTGAAAGTTCAAGTCCCGACTCGGCAAACTGAAGAGGTGAGAGAACTGATGTGTAACCAGAAGGAGTGTTGTTAATTATAAGTAAATCTTCTCTCTTGTATGTAGCTGAGCCATTATCTCCGGAGACAGTATAGATGATGTCATTATCTTCCCATCGTGCATAGACAGATGAAGGTGAGACCGGATATAGACCGATAGGAATACCATTAGAAGCTCTTTCGATTACTGCTATAGCTTGTCCATGCAGTTCAAAGTTCATACCCATTACATACATGAAGTCATACTGTCTCATCCATGGATTAGGATTCTCTATAAGCCTGTATAAAGCCCTGCTTCTACCCATAGCCTTATATGATCCTTCTTCATGTGGAGTGAATGGGAGTGTTGCATACTTCTGACAAAGAAGAGTGATACAGCTCCAGAAAGCTGAATTTTCAAAGCAATCAGCTTTTGGAGAAAAGAGCCGATTCCTTGCTCCGGCTCCAAGCGGTATATTTGTCTTTTCTTCTTTCTTTTTTTGTGTAAATCTATCAAAAAGTCCCATATATAAAACTCCTAGAAAAATGTCCAATCCGAGACATCAACTGCCTCTTTCTCTTCAGCTTCATGCACATCTGCTGCATCATATGCCATGATGCTTGTGATGACTCCATCTATCCTTGATGTATGCTTGTCTGCCTTGACTAATTTGCTATTGCCAGAACTATCAAACTTTACATCAGCACAGCTCATCATCCAATCCATTACAGGATTAGCATTAGCTGTGAGCTCTCCCTGTCTGTAAGCTCTTTCAAACTTCTGTGTTGTTTGAGACATGGTCTTCATGTACTGAGAGAATTCGTACTCCACTTCAATAAACCAAGGAGGCATGATAGCTTCCATACGGTCAATGTGCCAACGGTCGACTGCAATATATTGGATTGCAAAGTCATTGTAAAAATCGTTTAAATAGCCACGCACATAGTCATAGTCGATTACATCTCCTGGAGTTGCTGTAACATAGCCTTCTTTAATCCATTGTCTTAGAGGAATTCTACAGAGTCTTGCTATTGATTCTACCTGATTTTCTGCAACCCAAAAGTGAGAGAGTTGTACATGCCCTCTGTCTGTAGGAAAATCTGCTGTGAAAGATGTGAAGTCATAAACAGAAGAGAGGTCTAAACCTCCATAGCATCTCTGTCCCTTAAGCTCTTCAGGGTCAACTGTCCATCTGCATTTCTCTTCCCAAAGAGGCATGTTAGCCCATCTCTGTGTGCCTCTGACCCACATATTAAGATTCTTAGTCTTGAAGGTAATCATGTCAGCTTCAGAGAGCTTGGAATTGTCATAGATTGCTCTGAATTTCTGTAGGGAGACAGACTCTCCGAGATTAGGATTAGCCTTGAACCATGTTTTTTCATCTGTTGCCAAATCCGACTCATCAGCATGGTAGATTGAGACAAAATAAGAATCATTCTCAACTAAGCCTTCAAGAATCTTCTCACATTTTTGGAATTCCTCATGGCACACTCCATTGAGGTCTGTGCCGGCTGTGGTAATCCTTAGAAGCATTGCTTGTTGGTCTGAAACATTACCCGAGAGAATAGAGTCAATAAGAGAGTTATCTTTATGTTGATGATACTCATCAATGATAGTCATGTAAGCAAGCTTTCCATCTTTAGGAGCTGCTGCTATCGCCTTAACCCTTGAATCAGCATATTTCATGACTTTATTGTTCTTGCTGTTGGCTATATCAAGATTGGTATGATGAGCTAGATTCATCTCCTGACAAGCTCTGGAGAATGTCTCTTCGGCTTGGTCTAATGAGGTTGCAGCTATGTAGCAATCAACACCCTTGACCTCACCAAAGGCACAGTAATTAATGAGCCCAGCCATCCATGTCGACTTACCATTTTTTCTGGGGACTTCAATGTAGCCCTGCATGAATCTTCGGTCACCATCCTGATTGACCCATCCAAAGATGACCATTGTGTCATAGACCTGCCATGGAGAAAGAAAGAATCTTCTACCTCTCTTTACACCGAGAGGGAATCTAAGATTACAAGCCATCCATATAAGAGGTCTTACTGCAAGATTCCAATCGAATTTATAGCCATCGACTCCATTCTTTAGATCATCTTCTTGTCTTTTTACTTTAAGAAATTCATCTCGAGATGCAAGTCGGGAGCCAGAGAGTACAGCATCTCTGTATTTCTCATAATCACTCATATATCCTCTTGCAAGCTCTTCTAATGCCTTCTTACTGTAGCCCACGGTTTTTAAAGTCCTTCAACAAGTCAGTTTCTTCACTGTTTTTCTGCACAGCTTTCTCTTCCATCTTCATGCTATGTCTAGATTTCTTTGTTGCTCCAAACTTTTCCATTATAGAGAGATAAGTTTTCAGAAAAGGCAAAGCATCCTGAGGTTTTTCTCCTGCAAGCATATCTTGATACATCACAAAGATTTCACATGCTGATTCTATCAAAGGTATATCTATTTTTTTTAAAGACTTGTCCTTGATTAAAGCAGGGACAAGTTCATTCCAATGATCTAAAGCACGACCTTTTAGTTTTGTTTGAGGCATTTTCGCTAGAGTTTCATCAGATTTTTTTGCCATTTTACTCTCCATTTTTTCACTTGTGTGTGTGAAAGACC